TCTTACGAGTGGCGATCACCTCGCCTCCCTCTACTTTAGCTTCCTTGCTCTCACCCTCTTCAGTTTCCAATTTGGTGGTGTTTTCCACTGGGGTAGGGAAAGCCTTCCAAGTAGGTGTATTAGGCAAGTCGCCATTTTCCAATTTTACATATTCTATTTTGGGTTTGCCCCAGCTTAAAATGTTTGCCATGTTCTAAATGTTTTAATAGTTACTAAATCTTTTGTATCTGAGGACGACATTAACCAAGGTTTGCTTGTCGTCCTCCTCAAAGCTGCTTATGGTCTGTTCTTGATAAAAGCGATACTCATCAGTAGTGAGTGTTACCAAACTACAGATAAAGGCTTCAATCTCCAAGATACGAGCAATGTTTTTGACGTTCTTTTGTCCGCCTGTGTTTATCTTTGGTACATAGAAATTGATATTTACTTTGCCTTCTTGTATGTCTTTGTCAATCCCAGTAAGAAAGCCTATGACACAATCCTCCTCAAAAGAGTTGTGTGGGCGTGTGCCTTGCAAATACACTTCACCACGTATAAAAGCGACTATCTCGGTTTGGAAGGCGTCAAAGACATCCTTTTCTATCTGTGTACCTCCTTTTTTCATGATCCATAGAGTTGTTTTAAGATGTTTTCAGCCATTAACTCGGCACTTGATAACACATTATAGCCTTTGGCTTCTACATAAGCAGCGTAATTCATTCCTGCCACCACGATAAGCACTAAGTCCTTGGGGTATTTGGCCTTAATCTCCTCTATTTGCTTATGGTTGAGCTTGCTTATATTGCTTTGTGATACCTCCTTTCCGTTGAGCAGTACCACGTATCCTACTGAGTTTCGCAGGTGACCAGTTCTATCGGTATAGGAGCCGTTGTCTCTGGCTTCTGTGATACATCGTTCGCCTACCTCAATAAATTTTTGAGTGGCTGTCTTGATATACTTTTCTTTGAGCTTGTCAAAGGCAATGTTTAGCTTTCCTTCTATCATTATACCATGATTTTAGTTCGTCCTACCCAGTCGGCATGCTCTATGCTCTGCACTTCAAATTCGCCTAATAACTCCCCTTTGTTGTTGGTGAGTTGCACTCTTTTGGCTATGAATATGCGCAACCCATAGTCAAACCACACGGTATAACTGCTTTGAGTAAAGGTGCTGTCCTTGAATGTCCCTCTCTGGTTGTAGGTATTAGCTACAATATGGCAAGGGATAGGTTCGTCCCATTGTGTGGTGGCTTCTTGAGGAATACCCTCGACAAGCCCGCCGCCTGTGGTGGTCTGTATCTGTAATGTGCCATTATCTAATATCATTGGAATATGACTTTAGGTTTCTTACTCAGTTCGTCCTTGAGGCCTAACCGCTTGCACTCATTGCTGTAGAAAGCGATTATATCGTCCTTGCTTGCCCTTGATAAGCTCGTACCTCCTTCAGATATAGCACTGGGTCGCAAGAGCATTTGAGGGATAAAGCGAATAAAGGCGATATACAGCTTTCTTTGCTCCTCTGCGGTGGCTTCACCTGACAAATCAGGGATGTTTAAGTCCAAAAGGTCGGCTTCAGTGAGGGAAAGCCCCAATGAAGCAAACCTTTGACGGAAATAATCCTTTTTAGTCATATTAACCCATGTTAGATGTGTTAATCACAACCATACTCTGTGGAGCAGCAAAGCTCGGCATCCACTCACAACCATACTCGATAAAACGCCCCTCTTCAGTACGCTGTGTGGTGATGTAGTGTCCGCCTTCCAATACGGTATAGGTTTTGTTAGGCACACGGTCAGTAAGCTCGTAAGGCTCGTGCCACATCATCTTTCCAAGTTTGGCAGTAGGAAGCAAGGCAATACGCTCATCAGCAAAGATGTTAGTCGTTGTGCCGTCCTCTTTCACTACATAATCCTCCACGATACGAATAGGTGGCAATCCTATACCTGTTAAGAGTTGGTTTGCCATAGCCTCGGTGATAATACCTCCTGATACGCCAATTTGTGCGCTACCTAATACCATTTTGTAGGTATTCTTGAACTCATCAGAGGCAATTACACGTTTGTTGAAAGTGGTACGTGTCATTTCCATAGTCGTAAAAACACCTACCTTGGTACGGGTTTCATTGACTATTTTCTGCAAATAGCTAATGAATTTGGTTTTCTCAGCAGAGGTTGGGTCAAACTTCATCACGGGCAAATCCATGTCAATAAGTGTAACCCCATCTTTGTTGTCATCTAACTTGACTTCTCCTTTACCTGTAGAAATGAGTTGTCCTACCAAATAATCCATACGCTTATGGGGAGCCAGCGTACATTGACGAATATCGTCGGCTAAGAAGTTTATAATCTCGTTCATCACCGCAGCTTGTCCTGCCCCTGCTTGGTTGTATTTGTCTATGAGCTGCTTGATTATACTAAGGCGCTCGTTGTCCAACTGAAAGGAGTTCCCAAAGTCAGCCACCTCACCTGTGCCACTACCGAGAGTTCTACGCTCACGGATAGGCTTGCCTGAGTTCTTGTCAATCACAGACCCCATCACCACTCCTGTAACAGTGCCGATATAGGTTTTGAATAGGCGTGATTTGGTCTCCTCAAAGTCCAAATATCGCTTCCATACCACCGTATCGGCAGAGGTCTGTATTACCCTATTAATCACCGCTCTGATGATTTGAGGGCTGTTAAAGAGCTTTTCTAAAGTTAAAATCATTGTTCTACTGGTTTTTAGATAAACATAAATCTTGCTCCAAGGGTCTCCTTATCCTTATCAGATACAGGTACATAGAGCTTGTTGGTTTGGATTTCATACGCCTGACCCAAAGCGGTAACAGTTGCCCCTGCTTCCTTCTTCACCCTCGCATAGTTAAGGAAATTAGCAGGGTTCTTAACTACCTTTCCTGCATTGGTTTTAGCCTCAAAGAGGACATCGCCTGCTTTTACCCCATCAATGGTAGCTGACAAGGTAAGAGTGTCATAAT